CGTTTAAGGGCTCCAAATATTGTTGCTAACGGCTCGCAAGCGCATGAAATCATGGAATGAAGTATATGTCCGACATTTCGAACTCGAAGTATGCGCATATGTGCGCCTACAGTGTGCGCATTGGTGCGATGTATTGGACGCGCTCGCTCATGTGGGTGTGATTTTCACTTCGCGTGCGCGTAGGTCGCGTGCGACATCGCGGTGGGAGACCAGCGCATGCCGGACGATTGGCTGGGGGCGGCCGACCGCGCTCGGTGGGGGCTTGACGCCCTTGAAGAGAGCGGATATCGTATCCCGGAAACGAGGTGCCATAATGGGAGTCAAACTCACGCAGGCCGACATCGACCGAGTCCACGCAGCGCTCGAGTTGCATGGCGAGCGCGTTCTACTCGATGCCTCGGGCGCGAACGAAACGTCTTTGGCCCGGGCGGCGCTCGGGCTCTCCGTCCGGCGCGGCACGGTCGCGCTCATCCTTGGGGGGCTGGCGAAGCTCGAGGCCGGCTCGGTGGCCAAATGATAGTCCTTGCGCGGAACGCCATCCGCCAGGTGTCGCCCGGAGTCTTCTCGGTCGAGTTGACTCAGGGTAAGTTCGCGCTCGTTGACCGGGCCGACCTCGAACTGGTCGCGGCGCACCGGTGGAGTACTAGCAAAAAGGGGCGAACGTTCTACGCGATAACAAATGTCCGGCGTCGGGATGGTTCATGGACGATGCTCACAATACACCGAATAATTCTTGCCGATGCGGAGGAGGTCGATCACATCAATGGTGATGGGCTCGATAACCGAAGGATGAACCTGAGAGCATCAAGTAGAGCAGAGAACATGAGAAATACACGGAAACCTCGCAATAATACCTCTGGTTTCAAGGGTGTATGCTGGGATCGGGACCATGCTCGCTGGCGCTCCTATATCCAGATCAATGGTCGACTGCTTTATCTTGGTCTTTTTGATGATCTTGAGGTCGCTGCCCGCGCTTATGACACTGCGGCCCGCGCCCACTTCGGAGCCTTCGCAGCGCTCAATTTCCCGGCCGAAGGTGAGAGGGCGGCAATCGAGATGGCATCATGACCCCAGTTGACAGAGTGAAGGCTTGGCTTGCATCGCACGGGCGCACTCAGACTGAGCTCGCCGATACTATTCAAGTGAGCAAGCCGAGGGTGTGTAGATGGCTGCAGGGCATCGGTCCGCTGCCGTCGCTCGACGCCTATCGTCAGGTTGAACTGTACGTGGGGGGAGCCGTCAAAGCTGACGAGCTCGCCGCGTGGGCCGCCCCTACCCCCTTGCGCCGGCCCCGTGGAAATCACCCGCATGAGTCGCGAGCAGTCGACGATCGCCTGCCACCGTCGCCGTTCACCGTGGTTCGAGGTGGCAAGTCTGAATCGAAGCGTGAGCCCCCGCCGCCCATCGAGTTGCTGCCGCCCGAGCCGTCCGAGTTGTCGCCGGAGCTCGCCGAGTACGCGCATGATGCCGCGATGCGCTCGGGCTGTTCGAAGGATGAGCTCCTCTTCGAACGGCTTACAGAAATTGCGTGCTTCGGGCGCACCGAGGCCGCCCGGATGAAAGCCATCGGCATGCTCCTCGACCGTTGCTATGGCACGACCATTCAGAAGTCCCAGGACATGACGATTCGCGAGCCAGCGGGCCATTCTGAGCTGCTCGCGGTGTACGATGCGTGGACGAAGCGCCGGGCCTCGGAGACGACCATTGACGCGGTGCCGGCCGCGCCCGCGTTGACCGAGAAGGATTCGACCTCATGACCGAGCGCCTCCCAACGCAGCGCGACCGCGCCCGGGAGTGTTCCTGTGAATGGAACATCACGAGCGACCCGGCCCAGACTGCCTGCAAGCACTGCCGCGTGGATTGCGATCGATGCGGTACTCTAGGGTCAACCGACGCGCTCCACCGCACCAGACGCGGGCGTGGGGTCGTGGCGAGATTGAGAACGTCGTCATGATCTCGAACGATCCATTCGAAGCCGCGATTGAGCGGTCTCGAACCGACCCGAAGTCCAAGCTCGCCGAAATGTTGAACGGCATGTCGCGCGAAGAGTTTGCGGCGGCCTTCACGCCCAAGCAGTTCGCGCGGCTCCAATGGGATTGGTCATTCCTCGCGCGTCCATGCGTCCAGTCCGGGCCCCGCGAATACCGTGGGCAAATGGCGCCGCCCGGCAACTGGGATACCTGGTTCCTCATGTCCGGCATCGGCTTCGGGAAGACGCGCATCGGGGCCGAGTGGATCATCGGCCAAGCGATGTCGAATCCGAAAGCGCGGCTCGCGATCGTGGGCGGGACTTTTGCTGATGCCCATGCCTGTATGTGGGACGGGGAGAGCGGGATTCGTTCGAGGAGTCCGCCATGGTTCACACCTGAGTACAACTCGAGTGAGAAGTGCATCAGATGGCCGAACGGTGCGCAGTGTCACCTGTACACTAGCGAGGCACCCGAGGCTCTTCGAGGGCCACCCCATTCCGGCGCGTGGGGAGACGAGATTGCAAAGTGGAGGAACATCAGGAGCACGTACGACCTGCTCATGGGGCGCTTGCGCATCGGTGCGCATCCTCAGCTGGTGTTGACTTCCACGCCCAGGATGGCCGTCGGGTTGTTGAAGGAGATCATCGATAATCCGACCACGGTGGTGACGCGCGGATCTATTTACGATAACGCCGACAATATCGCCCCGAACTATTTGGCGCAGCAGGAGCACCTCTACCGGGGGACCGACTGGGGGCGACAGGAGCTCCTCGGGGAGTATCTCGAGCAGGCGAGTGGCGCATTGTTCAAGCGAGCAAATCTGAATCGCTGGCGCGTCGACAAGGCGCCGGACGGGATGCGGATTGTGATTGGATGCGATCCATCTGGCTCTACGCGGCGGTTGCGGAACGGTCACGACGTCGCCGGCCTTGTCGTGGTCGGGGCGGTCGGCAATGTCGCGTACGTACTCGAGGACGCGAGTGGCGAAGAGGGGGTCGTGCGGACGCCGAGGGAGTGGGCCGAAGAATGTGTGAAGGCATATTGGCGATGGGGCGCGGAGCGGGTGATCGTCGAGAACAACCACGCGGGCGAGCTCGGGCCCGAGCTGATCCGGAAGACGGACGAGCGCGTGGTGTGCAAGGCTGTCACGAGCGTGACCGACAAGGCGGACCGGGCGGGGCCGATCAGCGCGCAATGCGAGATCGGGAATTTGAGGATGGTAGGCACGCACGCGCTACTAGAGCAGGAGATGTGCAGTTACGTTCCGGTCATAGGATCGCGCTCGCCGGGGCGTCTTGACGCGCTGGTGTTCGCGTGCACGGAGCTGTTGCTTGGGCGCACTACGGTGAAGTATTCGGACTTCTCGAATCAATTTGGGTCGGGGCTATCGCCGCGCCGACGTGGGATTTGACATGGTGTGCATGAGCAGGATAGGATTCTCGACATGAGCGTCATTTACACTCAGAGAGCGCCGAATGCATCGACGAGCGAATGCTTGATCGAATGCTCGACAGGCACCGAGGACGCGGCGCCAGGTGGACAAGTGGGGTTCTGGCTCTTCCGGACGCTGTTGTCGATGACGATCGTCGCCGAAGCGGCCAGCGGTAATCTGGCCGCCGGGCAGCTTCGGGCTTGGCTGCAGATCCCATGGGCGGCACAGGGTGCGGGCGCGTGGATCCGGTATCCGGAACAGGATCTCCAGATCGTCCCTGGCGCGAACCAGGTCTGGAGCCGCCTGTTTCCGGCCTACGGGAGATTGGTGTATCTGCCACACTCGGTTGGAGTGCCGGTTCGAATCTATATTGGAGCGTTGGTCCATGGATAATGAATACAGGATGCGAAACGATGCACGGCGCGCTGATGTTCGGGCGCGCCGGGCCAGGGGGGAGACACTTGCGCAGATCGCGGCGGCGCTCGGGATCTCCACGGCGGGCGTCCGGTATCATCTGCCCGCGTCGTCTCGTCGGGTACGGAGGCCAAGCAATCGCGAGGCGAGAATCTGCGCCGTGCGACCGTCGTTCGAGGTGGAAGTGTCGGACTGGCTGAGCTCGAAGCGTCGTCAGATGGCCGAGAGCATGGGCGGGCGAAAATGAAAAATGCGATTCGGGAGACCGAGCCCGGCGTGTTCGCGGTCGAGCTCACGCAAGGTCAAGTCGCCCTCATTGACGCGGTGGACCTCGAGCTGGTCTCGGCGCATCGCTGGTGCGCGGATCGGCGAAGGCGCACGTTCTACGCGAAGGCGCACGTCCCGCGGCCGGATGGAGGACATACTACGCTCTTGATGCATCGCTTAATTCTCCCCGGCGCCGAGGAGGTCGATCACGTCAATGGCAGCGGGCTGGACAACAGACGTGCGAACCTCCGGGCTGCGACGCGGGTCGAGAACAACCGAAACGTTCGGAAGCGACTCAATAGCGTCGCGGGGCACAAGGGCGTCTCCTGGCACAAGCACAATCGCCTATGGCGGGCCCGGATCACGGTCTCCGGCCGGGAGATCTGCCTGGGGTATTTCGACGATCGCGAAGCCGCCGCCTAAGCCTACGATACCGCTGCCCGTGCTCGTTTCGGTGCCTTCGCCGCGCTCAATTTCCCCGAGCCCGGAGAGCGAGCCGCAGGATGAATGGAGAGCAAATGATCCGAAAATTGGAAGCCTTGACGGAGCAGATGGCGTTTCTCGAGTTGGAGGTGGACCATCTGAGATCGCAGCTGCGCGAGCGCGAGCGCGAGCTGGCGCGGCTTCAGCAGTTGAGAGTCGAAGCTGAGCGCGAGATTGAATTGGCGAAGGCCCATCACGAGGTGGAAAAGTCATGAGAGGCAAGGTGATCTACCGGAAAGTCGCGCTGCGCAAGGCGACCTGGCGATGTGATGCCAAGCGCGCGTCGGCAGAGGACCTCAAGCTCGAGCAATGGGCTGCGGAGCGACAGCGAAAGGACGAGGCTGTCGGCTGCATTCAGGACGTCGAGCCGGCTGGCGAGCCCGACGATCACGAGTATCTGCCATGAGGACGATGGTCGCGGTCCACGGGTACGGCGGGATCTGCCAGGAGACCTTTATCTGTCTCATGTCAGAGATGGCGATGGGAGCCCATGGCGACAGCATCACGTACATATGCCCCGCAAAGGACGCGCTGCTCTCGCGCGTGCGTTCGACGCTGCTGACAATTGGGCTCGGAGAGGGAGTCGAGCCGGGTTCGGTAGAGCCGAGCGATTGCCTGATCTGGGTCGACCACGATGTGACGTGGGCCCCGGGCGACTTGATTGACCTGGCCGAGCGCTGCCGGCGGACACAGGGGGTTGTCGCCGCTCTGTACCCGTTCAGGGTGAAGGGCGCGAAGGGATTCCCGTGGAGGCCGTTGCCCCAGGCAGACGGGACCATGCCCGAGGCTTGGCTAGGAGATGACCAGCTCGTTCCGGCCGAGTACGTCGGCGGAGGGTTCACGGCGTTCTGGTTGCCGGCGGTTCGCGCGGCCATCGCCAAGCTTTGTGTGAGCGAAGACCCGTCGCTCAAGGTGAGCAAGTGTCGAGGGGCCGGCGGCGTGAAATGGTTCTGGGACATATGCAGGCCGTCATCGGTGCCCGCCCCAGATGGCCTGTGCGATTACGAGTCCGAGGACTGGGCGACCTGTCGTCGGCTGCGAGCGTGCGGCGTGCCGATCCACGGCTGGATGCGGCCGAAGCTGGGCCATATCGGCGAATATGCTTTCACGTACGAGGATGCGCTTCGGCCATGAAGATCTGGGCGATGGCTATGCATCCGAAGGGGCACTGGCGCTTGAGGCGAAAGTGGCCGGCCACGCCCGTCGAGGTGGATCTGTCCGAGGTCGAGCTCGCGGCGATCCTGGCCGATGGGGAGATCATCACGGGCCGGACCGCGCTCGAGTGCGATGAGAAGTGCGAGGCTCGCAGGGTCGCGGATGCCGAGATGCGCGCGAAGAGGAGCGCCCAGGCCACGGAAGCGGAGCGCGACGAGCGCCGGGGGGGACCGCGTCGGAGTGAGGTGGCGGGGTCGTCGAGAGAGTTGTTCGGTCACGAATAATCGAGGAGAGCACAATGGGACGAGGCGTAATGTGGTTCAAAGGCGATGTATGCTCGGGTAAGACCACCAGGTTGGTGCAATGGTGCGAAATACAGGCCATGGTGTATCCCAAGCGAAGGGTGGTCTATGCCAATCAAGGCAGCGCCCGTCTGGAGATCGCGAAGGAGATGCTTGCCCGGAATGGAAAATTCAAGGCGCATGACCTCGCATTCTCGTATCCTAATGGGAGTACGATTACACTCGTCAATGCAGGCATCATCGATCGCGAGGATCTGTCGTTCGACTGTGGTGCTTTCGATGACATGGAGATCTGGGAGAACCCGAAGATGGCGTTTGATGATCTGATCAGCGGATTCGATCTCTCCGAGCGTCCCGTCGGATGCTTCGCGTCAGGTCCGACCTCGAAAGACACGTGTCGCGAAAACCGGGAATTGCTCAAGACGATCTCGAGCATGGCCGATCTCAATGTGATCCATCTGGAGACGTTCAAATGGTACGCGGATCTGATGGTCCAGCGAGGTTTGACCAAGGTCGATGGTCGGTGGGTCAATGTTCGATTCGAGGTCGGATTCGACGCGCAATAAATCAGTGTTGAAGGAGAGCACAATGTGGGATCGAGTTGTTGCGATGTTCGAATCTAAGGCATCGTTGCGGAAGCGCATCAAAGACCTGGAATTTCTCCTCGAGCAGAGGTCGAACCAGCTCGAGGTCGAACGGATCGAGCGCACGGCGGCATCGCGCTGGAACAAGAATCAACTGAAGTATATCCGGAACAGGTACCAGAGGGACGTGCCTCGCATCATTGAGCCCGAGGATGAGTCATTCCGCGCCACGTGGTCATCCGTGACTCGCAATGAATCCGCTGACTTGGCGCAAGGAGGGGGCGCCGGTGACTCGTGCGACATGGCGCAAGTGCTCGGAACCACGTTGCCATGGAGCTGGCACGAGGTGAGCAGTAGATAGGGTCAACGCATCAACGAGCACGGGAGCCCACGCCAATGACCGCCGACCTCGAGACGATGGCATCCGAGATCACCGAGACCCTGACCACCATGCAGATCGACGCGCTGGGGCAGGCAGCGGGCGCGGCGGGGGACACCGACGCGTGCGAGCTCTGCGTCGCCGCGGTGGACGGAGACGAGGACGCGAGGGTCGAGGTGGGCTACATCATCGCGCGGGCGAGGATGCTCGCGGCCTGAGGCTGAGGAGCAGCGCGCACGTTGGAGGGGGGATCACCGATACCAAGGAAAGTGGGTGGAATCTCGCGGTAAAGGTCAGACACATATCGCACGCCTGGTATGCCGGGAGGTGATCGACCGGATACCATAAGGGGTGACCCGGAGGAAGGCCACCGAGCTCATTGCTCGGGCCAGGTTCAAGCCCTGGACCGGGGTTATGGGGCCGACGAGCACCGTCGATCGCCTGCCGGATTGGCTGGCTGGCGTATCGGATCCCTGGTGATGAATCAGGGGTAGTCGGGTAGGCGGCTCGCGATCGGGTCAAACCGATCGCGGGTCTTGTAACGAGGCGCGGTCCGGCGGGGCTCGGCAAGGGTAGGCAATGGCAACACGACCGCGACAGGCTTCGGCCCGTCGCGGTTTTCATTTCAGGCAATCGTCGTGCCACCACTGCCAAGCCGTTGACCCCCATCCTGTGACTCGGTAGGCTGCCTCCTCAGTGTTGGAGGTGCCCCACCGGTGTCGTTGCCGTCGCCAGCCGCTGGACCCGGAGTCGTCCCGAACCCTTTGCCGGGTGAGAGGGACCTCTCTGCGACCGTGCCGTTGTCGGCGCGCCCCGAGATCATCGCCTACCGTAGCCTGCCGATCTCAGCGATCGAGACGTTCACGACCGCGGCGCCGGTGCTTCGCGCCCTCCGCGACTTCGAGCTCGGTCGATTCTGGTTTCCGGCCCAATTGGCCGACGCGCTTGGGTTCGACGACCGAATCGATGGGGTGCTACAGACCCGCATCGATGCTCTCGCTGGACTCCCGGTCAGTCTTCAGGTTCGCCCGACGCACGCCGGTGACGCGCCAGCCAAGGAAGCGCTTGACATCGTCAGCGCATCGTGGACCAAGTGGCTCGCTGGACCGGAGCTCAAGAAGTTGCATCGATGGGGCTTGCTTTTTCGTCTCGGGCTCGGGGAGATTCTCTGGGACACCGACGACGAGGGGCAATGGACTCCGAGGCTGAAGACGTGGGACCCGCGCTACCTGTATTGGCGCTGGGACACGCGCAGTTTCTGGCTCATCACGGCAGACGGACAAGTCGAGGTTGTGCCCGGCGACGGGCACTGGGTGCTCTACGCGCCCGACGGATACACGCGCGGGTGGATGCGCGGGCTCATCCGCTCGCTTGCCTTCCTCTACTTGGCGCGTCGCTGGGCCTGGCGCGACTGGAATCGTCACAGTGAGATTCACGGCCAGCCCATCAAGCGCGCTGGCGTGCCATTCACGGCCAAGACCGAGGACAAGGAGTTTTTCAAGACCGAGTTGCAGGAGATGGCGAGTGAAGGCGTGGTCGTGTTGCCCGACGATGGCGAGGGCAATAAATTCACGCTCGACCTGCTCGAGGCCACATCTCAGGGCTGGGAATGCTTCGCGCGCCTCATTGACAAAATCGATGAGTGCGCGGCCGTCAATGTGCTCGGGCAGAATCTGACGACCAGCGCGAAAGGCTCAGGGAGCTACGCGCTCGGTGACGTGCAGGATCGCATCCGGCTGGACCGGCTCGAGAGCGATGCGCTGAGCATGGGCGAGTGCCTGACCGCGCAGGTACTCGAGCCGTGGGCCTGGTACAACTATGGCGACCGTGCGATGGCTCCGCTTGGCGGTTGGTCGACGAAGGCGCCCGAGGATCGCGCCCGGACGGCGACCACCTGGCAGGCGCTCGGTGATGGCTTGCAGAAGCTTCGCAGCGCAGGCCTTCGACCCGACCTAGCAGAGGTGGCGCGAAGGCAGATGATTCCGCTTTCCGATGCTCCGGAGAAGGGCGAGGATGTGGCGACGGGCGATATTCAATCCCAGGCGCTCAACGGAGCGCAGACATTGGCGCTGCTCTCAGTGCTCGACGCGGTGAAGGCAGGCCGGTTGCCGAAGGAGAGCGCGATTCAGGCATTGCTCACTAGCTTCCCGGCCAATCTCGACTTGGCGGCGGCTCATAGGCTGGTTGATCCAATCGAGCCAGCCGCGGTGCCGGAGCCGGTCAAGAGCAGACCCGGACTTCCTGCGCCATCGCCCGTGTCCGAGCCCGGGGAGGAATAGCGCATGCCCTTTCCCCGCGAGCACGCGGCCCGGCAGGAGGACCCGTCGAAGTACGTCCGTTTTCGGCGCAAGCACCCGAAGGGTTTCCCGGCCGGGGTCGACGTGGTGTACGGGATAACGAAGGCCGGCAAGGTAGAAGTACAGACAATTCGATTCGATTCTGATAAATGGAGTGTGTCAGAAGCGAAGAAGTGGCTCAAGGATCACGACTTTCGAACGGGCATCGAGCCCGCGAAACCGGAGGCTAGGATGAGCGGTGTGAGGATGTTCGCGTCGATGCGCGGAGAGTATGAGGCCGAGGCCGGAGATCCGAAGACGCCGCTCGAGGTCAAAGGGGCGCGTGGTTCGATCCATCTGTACGACGTGATCGGCGGATGGGATGGGATCACGGCCAAGGGTGTGCTCGAGGCGCTCGCCGATCTCAAGGCCGGAGGCGCCAAGGCTCTCGATGTTCACGTGCATTCCCCGGGCGGTGATGTGTTCGAGGGCGTGGCCATTCACCAGGTGATTCGCGCTTGGGATGGGGGAGGGGATCGTACCGTTCACGTCGACGGGCTTTGCGCCTCGATCGCGAGCGTGATCGCGATGGCCGGAGACACGATCAAGATGGCGCCTCACGCGATGATCATGATTCACGAGCCCAAGGGTGTGGCGATGGGAAGCGCCGAAGATCTTCGCAAGCACGCCAATCAGCTTGAGGCTATGAGCGCGACAATGGCTGGGGTCTACGCCAAGCGCACCGGGCTCGATGAGGCTGAGTGCATGAGGATGATCGATGCCGAGACCTGGATGTCCGCGAGTGAAGCAAAAAAGCTAGGCTTCGCCGACGAAATCGTCGGCGAGGATGAGGCCGAAGCGGAGGCCGAAGCCAAGGAGCCCGTCGAGCCCGTCGAGCCGGACGAGGAGGAGCCGGACGAGGAGGAAGAGGAAGACGAGGATGAGGCCGAAGCAAAGTTCAAGGCCGTCGCGGGCGCGCTCTATAAGGGGGCTCCGGCTGCGGCAGAGAAGCTCTTCGGGATGCGTTGCTCCGCGGCCCCCGCTCGCGTCGCCAAGAAGAATACGGAGAACAAAGTGATCATTCCCAGCGTCACGATTCCCGTCACCATCGTCCCTGTTCCATCAGCGAGCGCCAAGACGGCCACTCCTGCGGTCCCCGAGGGCGAATGGGCGCGAATCTTCGCTCAGGCTGAAGTGAGCGACACCGGTTCGCTGCTTGCCAAGGTCGAGGGCTGGAAGGTCAAGGCCAAGCTCGCCGACGAGCTCACGGCGCAGGCGGCCGTGGCCGTCGAGGAGAAGCGGGCCGCGGAGATCGTGTCGAAGCTCGACGCCGCTCAGAAAGACGGTCGGCTGTCTCCCGCGAATCGCGCCAAGCTGGTGGCACAGGATGCACCGCCTTTCGCGAAGGATCCGGCTCAGCTCTCCATCTACTTGAGCATGCTCACCCCGGTCGTCGTCACGGTCTCGAGCGGAGGCACGAAGCCGGTCGCGAAGGAGCCGCCCCCAGGAAGCGAGGTATCGGAGTCGGAGTCGGACTACGCGCGCCAGATGGGCCTCGACTTGGCGGCGGTAGCGATCTTCAAGGTGGAAGGCCCCGAGGGGCTCGCCCGGTACATGGCCAACAAGAACTAAACCGCGCCGTGCCGCCTGAGCGGCTCGGTCTTATGAAGGAGAATCACGATGGCACTCACTGCAGGCCGCACCACGAAGAGGATGGGCGACAGCGCGCATCCTGACATCCTGTCCTTCCCCATCGCAGACAACGTCCACATCTTCAATGGCTCTCTGGTCGGGCTGAATTCTGCCGGATACGTCATCCCGGGGAGCTCGAGTTGCGTCAAGATCGTCGGGTGCGCGGAGAAGGACTATGACAACACGGTCGCCGGTCATGCCGCGGGCGCGCTGGACGTTCGTGTTCGCCAGGGCACCTTTCAGTGGGCGAATGGTTCTGGCGTGCAGGCGCTGACCGTGGCCGATGAGGGCAAGCTGTGCTACGCGGCCGACGATCAGACCGTGCAGAAGGGCGACGCGGCTGGGACGCTTCCGGTCGCCGGAACCGTGGTGCTCGTCGAGACCACTGGGGTATGGGTCACGTCGATGTTGTTCGACCTCGACCCGACGATTCTCACGCTCCCCGCGGCGGACAATTTCGCTGCGGCTCCGAATCTCGCGATCACGATCTACAACTCCAGCGGTACCGCGCAGGCCAAGACGGCCGTGGCTGGTGACGCGGCGATCGGAATTCTGCAGAACACCCCGGTCGCGGGCGGCATCGCGCGCGTGAAGGTGCTCGGGCCCTCCGTCGCGTACGCTAGCGGAGTGATCAATGTCGGCGAGCAGGTCGCTTCCGATGCGAGCGGAAAGCTGAAGAAGGCCTCTCCGCTCGCGGTCGCGTCGGCCAATGCGAACGGATCGTTCGTGCTCGGGTTCGCGCTCACGGCGGGTTCGGCCTCGAATGCATTCCAGGTCTTCGTCTGCACTCGGGCGGCGGCGCCCACCGTCGGAATCTAAGAGTCCCGGCGACACTCACGCTGAAAGGAAAATGCTATGACTGTCCTGACTCCGGCTACCCTGCAATCGCGCTGGGACGCCGCCACGCTTGGCTTCAATATGTTGTTCCAGCAGACCCTGCTCGCTACCAAGTCCGAGCACGGCCGGGTCGCCACCACGCTTCCGAGCAGCTCCCGGGAAGAGGCCTATCCCTGGATCGACCGCATCCCCAAGATGCGGAAATGGGTCGGCGAGCGTCGCGTCAACGATCTCGCTGCGAGGATGCAGGTCCTCGTGAATGAGAAGTACGAGGACACGGTCAAACTCTTGAGGACCGATCTCGAGGACGACAAGATCGGCCTGTACACGCCTCTCGTTCAGGAGGTAGCGCGCCAGTCGGCGTTGCTTCCCGAGACGCTGGTATCTGAGGCCGTGATCGCGGGGACCTCCGCGGTTGTGTACGACGGCCAGTTCTTCTTCGACACCGATCATCCGGTGAATATGGACGATGCGAGCATCACGGGGCCGAGCGGCGCGGCGACGCAGGCGAATCTGCTGACGACTCATCCGCTGAGCACGGACAATCTCGCAGATGCGATTCAGACGATGCAGGCATGGGTCGGGGCAGATGGTCTTCCGCTCGGAATCACGCCCGACCTGCTCGTGGTTCCTCCGCAGCTTCGATGGCTCGCGGCTCGACTGCTTCAAGCCGAGCTCGTCGGCGCGGACATCACGCTGTCCGGTCCTACTCATGGAGCCGCCGCGCAATCGAACATCCTCAAGGGATCCCTCGATCTCTTTGTGTGGCCCAGGCTCGCGGTCGACCCGACGAGCTACTATGTGCTCTGTACCACCAGCGCGGTGAAACCGTTCATCTTCCAGGAGCGCATCGCCCCGGAATTCACGTATCTCACGAAGCCCGAGGACCAGAACGTTTTCCTGCGCGACGAGTACCTCTACGGCGTGCGAGCCCGATGCGCGGCCGGCTACGGGCCGTGGTTCATGGCCATCAAGTGCACGGTGTAATCGCCGGCAAGTGGAGCCGAAGCCTGCTCACTCCTCAGGCCCAGGCTTAAATCCACGGGGGCGGCCGGGCGCGTATCGGAGCCCGACCGCCTCACTTCCAGGGGTGAAATCGAAGGCCTGAGGAGGCCAGAACATGGCGCAGGAAAAGAAGAGCACCGATTCGCATCGAGTCATCGGAGCATCGAAGTCCCCGACCGGGCACTGGCGCTGCGGATTTTTCTGGCCGGCTCGACTGGTCTGGGCGGACGTGACCACTGAGCAGCTCGCGTTGATCAAGGGCGATGGCCGGCTGATTTGCGCCGAGGGACAACTCATCGTTGAGACCGGTGCGGAGGATATCCCCTCAGCGCTCACGTTGATGGCCGAGAACCGGCGCAAGATCGACGAGAACAGGGCGCTTGCAGAGGCTGCTGTCCGGCGCAACTCCAAGCAGGCGTAGCACGAGAAGGGAGGCGAACAGATGAGTCGATACGCGCTGACGACCGATTTGGCCTCGCTCTCCCTTCCGGCCGGCGCTTTGTCATCGGTATCGTCGACCGATCAGCAAAACGCGCTCGACGTGGCGAGCGCCGAGGCGGACGGGTACCTCGGGGCCAGCTTCCGGTTGCCATTGCTGACTTGGGGCACCGACCTCAAGCAGCACGTGTGCGGCATCGCTGCTTTCCGTCTGATACACCATCGCGGGTACAACCCACAGGTGGGCGCAAACGACACGATCCGTCAGTGTTACGATGACGCGATCGGATGGCTCCATGGAGTGTCTGCCGGCCGTATCACTCCAGTGGTGACGGATTCGGAACCTGCGGCGCACTCGGTGCCCAGAGTTTACTCGAAGCCATCGCGAGGATGGGACGGACTGCCATGAGCTTGGTCGGCGGATTCGATTCGCTGCATGAGAAGGTTGAGCATCTGCGAGCGATGGCGCGTGGAGATGCAGCCCGAAAAGTGGTCGACGCGATGAAGGATGAGGCGCTGCACTTGGCTGAGGAGGGATGGGATCGTCGAGAATCTCCAGAGGGCCAAGCGTGGAAGCCGGGACTCAATGGAGCCGGAGGGCTCAAGCTCTCGGGGAGGCTACGCGCTGGGCTCGTCGCCGAAGATCGAGAGCTCGGGTTCGCGCTCGTTGACCGGGCGATGAATGATAAGGGCGCGTTCTACGGAGGCACTCATCAGTACGGTCGCACCATTCGGCCTGGCAACTGGCAGTCACGCAAAGAGTACAGAGCGCTGCATGGCCATGCTGAGAAGGGCCGTTACCTGAGATGGTTCTCGGGCGGTCGCTGGCATCGCTCCGAAAAAGTCAGGATACCGGCTCGGCCGGTGTTGCCGAAGAAGAGGACCATACCTGATCGATGGGATGAGCAGCTTCAGAAAGCCGCTGCCGGGGCGCTCGAGAAGGGATTCGGCAAGTGATCGTCGACCTCATCCAGGCGGTAGTCGCTCGCTTCAATGCAGAGACGGGGCGCACCGGACTGCTCGGCGCGTTGCCTCCCGTGCCGTTGTTCATCGGAGAGCAGTACCTGAACCAAAATGATTCACCTCCGCGCATCGTGGCCGTTCCCACGCAAGACAACTTCGGACCGCCGATGCGCATCGGGATGGACCAACGCAGCTTGAGGACGTGCCACAACGGATGGGAGATCGGACTCTGGGGTCCGGATGCGCTGGCCAGTCCAAGCAATGCGCTAACCGACTTCGAGGTCGTTCGCCGAATGCGAGACGACTTCGTGGTCGCGCTACATCGAGAACTTCGAGGGCGCTTCGGAGAATCAGGTGCATCGGTTCATCTTCAGCCCCAGGACTTCGAGCTCCGAGGCGCGAAGTGGTCGACCCCGGGACAGCTCACTGCGCTGGGGTTCGTGGTGATTTTCGACGTGAGCTTCAAGACCCCGGTGCTGGTGGCCGAGGACATGGTTGGCGCCGCGCTCATCAAGACGGTCGCAGGCGACGGAGAATACGATGTCTGAGCTCAAGGCCGCTGAAGTTTGGGCGCGAGAGAAGGGCCATATCGGCGCTCGAGCATGGTATCTTGCTGCAGCCCGAGCGCATGAGCGGTGGCCCGTTGGACGAGAAGTGACTGAGGCTGAATACGACGCCGCCGTTCTCGCGGCGACCAATACCGCGTTGCGGTAGGAGACACACTATGTCGCTTCCGGAAGTTGTGCAGACGGTCCAGGATTTCGGGCTCGGGCAGATTCTGCCTTCGAGCGCCAGGATCCAGGCCAAGGTTGGAGTGTGCTCCGGCGCCACTCCGAACGTTGTGCAAGCATGGGCTGGGCCCTCGCTTAGGGCGATGATCGACGCGCTCGGTTCGGGACCCTTGGCTGAGGCTGCGGCCTATCATCGATCGGCCTCGTCCTCGGAGCTCTACACGTGCGCGGCCACTGCGTCTCAGGCGGGGGTGGCTGGCACTGTGACGCACGTCGGGACCGGCGCCTCTGTGATGAGCACCACGGGAACGCCGCTTGATGCCTACGATCTGATCGTGACCATCACTCGAGCTGCGACGGGGCTCGCTGCTCGCACGGCGGCATTCACATATTCTCTGGACGGAGGCGCGACGCAGAGCCCGGAGATCTCGGTCCCGACCAGTGGATCCTATGCGATCGCCGGGACCGGTCTCACGATTGTTTTCACGGATGCCACCTTCGTCGTCGATGACACGTATTCGCTCACGTGCCTCGCACCGAACGCGACGACGAGCGATATCATCGCGGCCATCACTGCGCTGGCGGGCGACCCCAGGACCTGGGGATGGCTCCACGTGGTCGGATCTCCGAGGCCTTCGAATAGCGCTGTGACCGCCACTGGCACAACTCCGCCGGCCGTGACGCTGACCGGGACTCCGGCAGGGTTCGATGACGGGATTGTGGATATCGTCGTGGGAGGCGGGATCGGGGTCGGGACATTCCGAGTCTCGACCGATGATGGTGCCACCTACGGATCCACGCTGACGCTGGCGTCGACCTATGCGATCCCTGACACCGGGCTCACGCTGCATTTCCCGACGTCGACGTATGGGGCAGACAATCAATTCACCTGGAACACCTACGGCGGCATTGGCGCGCTCTTCGCCGCGCTCGACGCGAAGATGACTGCGCTCGCCGCGGTGTATCGCTACGCTGGCGCGATCATGGAGATGCCGGACGCGAGCGACGCGATTCTGCTGAAGGCCGCCGCATCGCTCTCAAGCACCGAGCAGCGGGTGATGGTCGCCGGAGGATATTGCTCGCTCGCGAGCTCGGCCCCGGTGAATGGTGGAGCGACGTACAAGCGTCCGGCTGCCTGGCCTCTGGCGGCTCGCAGGTCGAAGGCGCAGATCCATGAGGATCTCGGATGGGTGGCAGCCGGTTCGCTTCCGGGGATCTCGGCTCTTTACCGAGACGAGAATCTCACGCCTGGCTTCGGGGCAGCGCGCATCGCTACGCTCAGAACCATCGTCGGAATGCCGGGGTTCTACGCGGCGAGCGACCGGGTCGGAGACATGATGAGCGCTCCGGGGAGCGACTTCAATCTGAGCCAGCGCAGGACGATCATGGACGTGGCTCTGACGACCAATCGCGCGGCGCTGCTGCCCTATCTCAATTCGTCGCTGGTGACGAACAAGAAAACGGGTTGCATCAAGGAGACCGAAGCTCGCGCCATCGAAGGACGAATCAACTCGGCTCTCGAGGGTGCGCTTGTCAACTCGAGCGATGGCGCTCACGTCACGGCGGTCAAGAGCACCGTGGATCGCGCAGAGGTGATCGCCACCACGAACAATCTCACGGCCGATGTCAAGATCGTTCCGTTTGGCTACGCCAAGGGAATCACCGTCACGGTTCACTACTCGCCGACGGTCTAAGGAGCGCTTCTCATGATGAATCCATGGATCAACGGGATTGCCTACGGATACGCTGAGATCAGGATCGACGTGGACGGTATTCCGTTCACCGGGATCACGGCGATCAACTACAAGACCAGCATGTCGCGTGGCGTGGTGCGCGGCACGAGCGCTCGCAAGCTCGGGCTGACGACTGGCGATGCGGATTGTGAGGCCGACCTGGAGTTCATCATGGACGACTACCGGGCCTTCATCGATTACTTGGGGGATGGCTACCTGAAGCGCATCTTCTCGATCACGGTCCAGTATTCGAACGATGATGGTGTCAACCTCACGCCGGCGCAAGTCCACGAAGATCGCATCCTCGGATGCAGGCTGAAGGGCACCGAGCACTCGCATTCCCAGGGGGCAGATGGGCTCAAGGTGAAGGTCCCTCTGGACGTGATGCAGATCCTGGAAAACGACTTGGACGGATTGGGCGTCGACACTCTGTAGCATCAGCATGCGCTCGCCGGATGTCGCGCAATCAATCCCCGATGACGTCGACATCCGGGAGCGGCCAGCGAAGCCGCGTTCATGAGGAGAGCACCATGGTTGAGAATTTGGACCAAGAGTTGTCGACTGAGATTCAGGCGAAGCTGGACGCAGCGAAGGCAGCTCACGGCGAGGCATTCATCCTCCAGTCGGACGACCAGCGCGCGACCGTGATCGTGCGCCGGCCGAAGCGCGGAGAGTACCAGCGGTATCAGAGTGAGAGATTCAACGATGCGAAGAAGACGCGCGCGTTGGAGCGGCTCTTCCTGTCGTGTCTCGTCTGGCCTCTGCCATCTGAATTCGATGCCGTGCTCGAGCAGATGCCTGCGCTCGGAGACACCTTCGGCCTCGGGGTCTGCGAGATCGCTGGGGGTGGAGGGTATACGGTAAAAAAAGCCTAATCCTCGCAAGGAGCGGCGAGGACCTCGAGCACACGGCGATGTGTCTCCGCGAGTTCCTTCGCGGAGACGATACGGACGAGGCGGCGGTCGGAGGCATGGTGTTGTCGGATGTGCTCATTCTGATCGGCAAGCATCTGGCCGGAGACGGGTGGAATCGTGGCTAAGGGCATGGAGTGGTTGCTCAAGCTGAACGATCAACTGAGCGCCCCGGCCGCCACCGCCGAAAAGAAACTCCGTGCGCTCGAGGAGCGCATGGAGACGCTGCACAAGGCCGAGTCGGCATTCTCGGATCCCGCTGTGCAGCGGCGCATCGCAGCCAAAATGGGCGTGCTCAAACTGGAGCAGTTCGAGCTCAAGGCGATGGCGGGATCCGAGAAACTTGCCGCCGCAGCCGCGCTCAAGGCTGCTCGAGATCATCATGCTGCGCAAGCGTCTCGGATCTTGGACACTGAGAAGATCCTGAAGACGTCCAAGGTAGCCAAGAGCGCCGGCCTCGGACAAGCGATTGGGGAAGTTGCGTCCGGTCTCGGTTTGAAGGCTTGGATGGGATGGGCTGCGCTAATTGTTGGAGCCGTCGAAGGCTTCAGGAAAATAGTCAAGCTGGGAAAAGACATGGTTCTCGGTTTTGCCGAGGCCGGGCTCCATGCCGCCAAGCTCAAGGAGAATCAGATCGCGGTGTACACGGCACTCCTCGGCAGCAAAGAGAAGGCCATGGACTTCTCGGAGTCCATCGACCGATCTGCGGCTTCAATGAAGTTCGGGGCCGAGGAGGCGCAGGGATACGCCAAACGGCTTCTCGCGTCGGGCATCGCGGCAGACAAGGTGCAGACGTACTTGATGGCGCTGAGTGATGTGTCTGCCGCTATCGGTGGCGGTCCAGAGCAGACCGACAAGGCGCTGAGGGCGATACGGCAGATCAATTCCGAGGGGGCACTCACCACAAGGACGATGCGTCTGCTGTCGGAATCCGGAATCCCAGCCACCGCTGTCTATGAAGTCCTGGCGAAGGATCTGAAGATCAAAGCAGAGTATGCGAAGGAGCTCGTCAAGGCCGGCAAGATCAACGCGAACGAGGGGCTATGGGCCGTGATCGGCGCTGCTGCCGCAAAGCGGTCTGGAGGAGACCTGGGGAGCAAGGGCAAGATCTTCGCCGAGGAAACACTCGCTGGCCTCGAGCTTCACTTCGCCGACTTCAAAGAGCAGCTCTTTGAGGACACGTTCAACACCGAGGGATTCGGCGCATTCAAAGGCTTCTGGCGGAACGTCAATGATTCTATCAACCCGGAGAGCGCGGCCGGCAAACGCACTCGCTCCATGATCACGGATTCGTTCAGCCACCTCTTTAAAACCATCTTCGGTCCGCTCTCCGGGGAGAGTGGCATGACGATCGTCGAGGGCACCATCAAGAAAATCGTCACGGCCATCGAGCTCGCTGTGACCGCCGGACGTTCACTGATGGCGGTTATCAGCGGAATGGCTACCGGGTACCTGACGACGCTCGGCGTGAAGGCGGGAGACATATTCGGTCCCGATGGCTCGCTCTCGAAGGAGTCGATGGATAGGATCGTCGCCGGAGCCGAGCGCTTCGGGGGCGCCATTGGCAATGCAACCGCGAAGCTTCAGAAGCTGCTCGACCTACTGGTTGGAGTCGGCAACACAGCCAAGAGCGTCAAGGTCGTCAGCGATGCGGTGCAGAATACTTCCCCCCTCGGCCTCGGCCACTTAGTTGGAGGAGTTAGTCAGCTCGGATGGCTCTTTGATCAGTTCGGTGGCCCCGCACCCAAATCGGAGGTGAATGGTCGGAGCGCCTCGTCAGCCGGAGCACCTGCGGCCTGGTCACCGCCGACATTCGGATCGTCTCCCGCCAGCGGCCATCGATCGTCTTCCGTTACGGCTTCAACATCGGTCTCACAGACCATGCATTTCCACGGTTCTGCCGACCCGGCTCAAGTGCAATCGGCGGCGCTCAGTGGAACGCAAGAGGCGCTCGATACTTCGCTTGAAGATATGTCCTTCGCTGTCTCCGGCGGGGAGGCATACTGATGACGATCCTTCGCCTGTCCCCGGCGCAAACGATGCTGGTCGCTCAGTCCAAGATCCCCGTCTGGACGTCGGCCGGCACGGAGCCATTGCTCGAGCTGACCCCCTGGGACACGGTGTATCTGGCCGACCGTCGCTTGCCTGGGCTGTGCCGCATTGCCGGAAAAGGTGTCGAGCACGAGATCGACATCAAGAAGAATCCGGGCGAGGATGGAGCGAGGTTCACGGATCTTGGGCGCACCATTGCTCGCGTGACGATCACGGTAGTGCTGACGTGGCAGACCGATTGGGATCTCTTCGAGACCTTCGTGCCGGCACTTCAGGCGCTAGGGAAGACCGGCAAGCTGCTCCCGCTATCGGTCCGGAATCCGCAGCTCAACATCTTGGGCATCAAGTCCCTGTACGTGACTTGCGTATCCATACCGGAGCCTGGCTCAGTTCGTGGTACCTTCGAAGTTAAGCTCGATTGCCTTGAGTATCGAGAGCCCAAGAAGTCCGTTGGTTCCGGCACGCCAGACAAAGACGTGAACAACTGGCGCGACAAGGGCAACGGATATGCTCCCCAAGCAAACTCTGCACCGTACTATCTGGCGTTGCCCAGTAAGACCGAGACCGAGCCATGACCGCGACCATCAACGGTGTGCCGATACTCCGCGGCCGAATTCACCTTCAGCGCGTAGGGGCGTGGTGCGCTGACCTGGCCGTGGGGCAGGAAACCGAGCTTTCCGGGCCTGCCGAAATCGTTTTTGAGGCCGGCGGGCTGACGCTGTCAGGGCAGATCGTTCGGACCGGAGTGTTCATGGAAACGGCCATCCTGCGCGTGGTGCCCGGCGCGGGGGGGCTCCCTCGTCCGACCAAACCAAAATACTGGCGCAACGTCCCCGCTCGGTTCATCGCGCAAGACCTCCTCTCCCAGATCGGCGAGCGGCTCGCCCCCTCATCGGCGACCATTCTCGATCGGATGCTCACTGCGCATTGTCAGACGGAGATGTCCACGGCTGCGGCCATCGATGCGCTGGCGACCAAGATCGGATGTCTCTGGCGAGCGCTACCAGATGGATCCATCTGGATGGGGCAAGAGACCTGGCCGGCCGGGAAGGCGCCCGGGCCCTCGCTCTCACAGGACCCTCGGGCGGCCTCGGAGACGTGGGGCGTCGAGGTGCCATCGCTGCTGCCAGGATCGACCCTGGACGGACGTCGCATCTCGATGGTGGAGCACCAGATCGCCACAGGAGCGATTCGGACAATCGCGTGGTACGAGACGTCGGACGATACGACCGGGATGGCTGACGACCGTAAGACGAAGGCCATCCGGGCGTTGGTCGAGCACTTCACGGCACCTCTGGATTACCATGGCCAGCGGACGGCGCGCATCGTCCAGCAGCGCCCAGATGGATCCCTGGACTTGTTCCCTGACGATCCTGCCTGGCCCCAGCTCACTCAGGTTCCGATCCGATACGGCATCCCAGGGGTGAGCGCGACGGTTGCCCCGGGTGGCGCAGTGCTCTTCGCCTTCGAGAACGGCGACCCTGCGCGACCGGTCGCGACGCTCTGGGATCGGGCCACCATCATCGAGTTGAAATTCGACGGCTACGTTGGCACCGCGATGCCCTTCGCGCGTGCTACAGTGGACACCGCTGGACCGTATCCGATCGTTGGCGGAAATCTCAAGGTGAAGGGCTGATCATGGCGATGAGTGCAGCGATCTTGTCGGCGGACATCCTGACGCGATGGAAGGCGGATCCCGCCTGTGGCTTCAGCTCTCCGTTGAGCACCGACCAGAACGCCATCTTGAAGGCCCAGGCCGACGCCATCGCGGCGGCCGTGATCGCTCACATCGCCTCATTCGCGGCTGTGACCGTGACCGTAGCCAGCGTTGGTGGAGTCACCACGGGCGTTGGAGTGAGCGGCCCCGGCACCGGAACTGGAACCATTTCGTAAGGGGCACACTATGACCTTCACCTACTCGTTCGTCAAGACCTGGCAGGCGCTGGTGAATGTTATCGGCACGCACTATGCGACCGAAACGCAGACCGCACAGGAGATGCTGTTCTTCATCAAGCAATTTCTGACCGGAGCCCTGGGGTTCAAAGATCGTGATGGGAATGCGGTCGCCGTGCCAGGGGGACTTTGGACGGTGGACAACTCCTGCGACAGCGTGACCGCAAGCAACTGGGCCAGCGGAACCGACCTGATAACGAGCTACGATAAGCTCGTGTTTGGCGCTTCGGGCGCGGCGCGCTCAAACTTTGTACTCAAGAGCCCGGCATCGTTCGGCGGAAATGGATATCCCCTGTATCTCGAGGTGGCCTGCATCCTGACCTCCTCACAGCCGTATGCTGTGGTGACGATCGGCAAGACGCCCAATGCCAACGGATCGACTACAGTACCCCCGACAATGACCGATGCGAAGACGAGCACCGGATATCGCATCGCGGGTTCTGCGGCAGTGCCCCGCCTGAACGGATGGCTCGCGACCGACGGGACCTTTCTCATTGCCGAGGGGCTTCAGGGTCTGGGCTACATCCGGCTGGGCTTATTTCTCGACCCGATCGCGACGACCGACAGGCTGGCGGGCGATCTCTTTCCCTGGATCGGGGGATTCAGCACGATAGCCTCTGGGGTATTCACGAGCTCTGCCCTTTTCGCGGCTGGAAACGCACTCTGTCTACGGCCGAACGGGGCGGCGACCACAGGCACCGCATTCGAGATCCCTGCGGTACTTGGCTCGATGTCGGCCACTGGAGACATGGTTGACAACAAGCTGCCCCGTATTCCGGCGTACGTGATCACGAGTGATGGCGCGCCGAACTGTTCCCTTCGAGGGAGGGTGGATGATGCCAAATTCTGTCCCGTGGCCGCGACCGGGGAGACGCTGCCGAACGCTGGACCTGCCGAGATTGTGGCCCTTGGCACGCGCTGGAGTCCTCCCCTTCCGAACGAAGTCCCGGTGTTCTGAGGCCATCCATGTCGACCGGCAAGGACGTATCGATCTGGATGGACGATGTGGAGCGAGTGCCTCAAGGGCATCTGCGCGGACTGGGCTCACGCGAAGGATACTGGAACGCCCCCACCCCTCGTGATGGCATCCCGTACATCACCGAGGTGAGCCCAGCGGTCCTGAGCACGATAGCGGCCGGAGACGTGCTCTCCTTTAGGGCTGTCTACCCCAATGGTGCCATGCGCGGAGTGATCGCGCTCAAGATGGCCAAGGTTTGGGAGCTCGCCTTCGACGGCGCTCAGCTTGGCCCCGGGTATCGCAAGCAGAGCACCGTCGAATCGCTGTCCGACGGGTACCGATTCAATCTCCGGCGCGATGGAGGGTGGCCCGTGTCCCCAGTCATCTTCCCGCTGGCCTACGATATCTACGGGAACGAGAACGCCTGATGCCATCGACGCTGACATGGCTGCTTCCTCCCCCGACGCCGGTCGCGGTAGTCCATCGGCCGCCGCTCGCGTCCGCATCGATCATCGATTACGGGATGGACTTCTCCACGTATCCGGACCTCGATTGGAACGTGCCAATCTCGGGGCAGGAAGCGGTGGTCCAGGCCGCCATGCGCTCGCTTGAGGATGCGCAGCTCGGCATCGATATCCAGAACTGGCTCAATCAGAGTTTCACCTCGGCCGACGTGTACGCTCTACAACAAGCCATCTCATCGTCGATCGAGTCCGACGAGCGCGTGCAGTCCGTCGCGGTTTCCGTGGAGCAGCCGGCCGGGCAGGACGCGCTGACGATCACCTTGGTCATCACGCTCGCTGATGGTAGTGTGCCATTCACACGGGTTCTCGCCGTGACCGCACTCGGCGTCGAGGTGCTCAAGTCATGAAGACTTATGAATCGCTAAGGACGCCGCAGACCTCTGATGAGATCGAGGCGACTCGCATCCTTGGGCTCCAAGGTATCAGCCATGTGACGCAATCCGGTGGCGCGTCCGGGCTCGGAGATGGCACTGGCTTGATCGCACTCAGTGGCATTCCGGTCCTCGACGCATCCGTGGTCGTCAAGATCGCTGCATCTGGCGAGCCCGGAGATGCGGTCGCATCGTACCAACTTTCGACCAATGGCGGCGTCACGTACGGCTCGGCGATCTTCATCCCAGCCACTCCCAGCTCGTTGGGGGCGACCGGGCTCGTGGTTTCGTTCGTCCCCGCGCCAGATGGATCCTCTCCGAGCTTCTTCGCGGGCGATCTCTACTCGATCGCCCTGATGATTCCGGTTTTCGACGCGACCGCGTGGCAAGACAAGAGCGTGCCCAGGCGTCTGCTCGGAATCGAATGCGCCGCGGCCGCAGATACCAGCGCGAAGGTGGCCGCGTTGGCTTCCGGGGCGTACCTGCGAGACGCGGCCGGCGGATGGGTGGACCTCCACGCGCGCGATGTCTTCGCCGAGGCCCGTCTGGACGCGGTATTCGCTGAGGGGCAGATCGTCTTGAGTGATGATGCTGGCGTCGGCCCGGTGACGATCTCGGCCGGCTCGCTGTGGATCGGACCGAGCTCGGGAGCGCTGCGGTATTCGAATCTCGATGGCGGCACGCTGCCACTCAATGGAGAGCTCGCGCTGACGTGGCGGGCCGAGTCCGCAGGCTCGGCCTGGAACGCGCCCAATGGTTCGCTGACGCAAATGCTCACCCCGATCGCTGGGGTTTCGTGCCTGAACAGCTCGCGCGTGGACGCGGTGGTCAAGAGCCGGCTGGCGAGCCCGACGATCACGGCCGCGCTCATCGGATCGCTCACGGGCGACTACTCGGTCAAGATCGAGATCCAGACCTCGGGCGCGCTTGGAGTCGGGACTTTCCGCTACTCGCTCGACGCGGGCCTGACTTGGGCCGCGAGCTCCGTGACCCTTCCTGCGCTAGGGCTCTACACGCTCGGCACCACCGGACCCCAGCTCACCTTCGCGGCCGGTTCGTATCTTTCGGGTGATTCGTACACTTTCGATTGCTCGATCTCATGGCTCTCGCAGGCTGGCGTCGATCGCGAGTCAGACGATCGCGTCAAGGCGCGCTGCAGCTCGAAGTGGGCCACGCTCGCGGTCGCCACCCCGGCTGATGCGTGGACCAAGTGGGCCGAGGACGCGAGCCCCGAGGTGCTCAAAGTGTTGCCCCGGGCCTCGCTGATCGTGGCCGGGCAAACCGAGGTCTGGCTCGCGGGCGCGGCGGGCGCGGTCTCCGCAGGCGTGGCGCTGATCGTCGATGCGGCCCTTCAGCCTCACGCTCCGCTCTGTACCACGCTGCTCACGCAATCGGTTACCACGCTATCGATCGCGCTCGTCGGAACGGTCTACTGCCGCGCCGGTAAGATTGGTGCGGCCCAGGCCAACGCCTACACTGCGCTCGCCGCGTACCAGCTTGCCACGCCGATCGGAGGCAATCTCGTCGGCGGCATCGGCATCGTCTCGTTCGACGTGATCCTGGGCTGTCTCACTGGCGGGGCGAACGCCGCGCTGGTCGAGGACGTGAATCTCTCGGCGCCCGCGGCCGACGTGACAGTCGGAGCCACGCAAGCGCCAATCTTCGACACGTCCGCGTTGGTCTGGACGGAGGTCTAGCATGCCGTATCGCGAGTACGAGGCAAGCGCGGACGCTGCGCCACGCTGGCTCCTGGGCCCCAGGGGAGCAGCTTGGCTCGAGTCGAGCGGAGATACCAAGGATGCATCGTGCGACGAGCTGAAGGCCGCCGTGAAGCTCCGATTTGCGTCCACAGCCCCTGGCGATGGGCTCGACCTGATGGGCGCGGACAGGATGATCGAGCGAGCGATCGGCGAGACGAACGCATCGTATCGCGCGCGCATCATCGATGCATGGAACCTGTGGCAATTCGGAGGCACGGCATGGGGTCTGTTGCGTGCCCTGGCCGGAGTCGGATACCCGACCGCGACCATCTGCATTGCTCGGGGCCTGCGCTTCTCGCTCGACTCGAATTGGGATCTGGTGACCGAGATCCTGCCCGGAGGGTGGACGCTCGGGGACGTGGCCTTCTGGTCGCGATTCAACGTCATCTTCATGGCACAGCCACCGGGGTGGATCACCATGCCGGCTGCGGATGATCCTCGCGTCGAGCTCGTCCGGCGCACCATCCGACGCTGGAAAGCAAGCTTCGCGACTTGCACCGGGATAGAGATCCTGGTCTCGGGCCTGCTCTGGGGCCTGCCACCTTCCAGGGTCTGGACGGGCGCGGTAAACTGGGGTTCCACTTCGTGGCATTACTTGGCGTAAGGAGCACGCTATGAGCTCAACCTACAATGGAACGTCCGCCGCAATAACGCCGCACCTGGCAGTGGCCATCACTGAGCCCGACGATGGCGACCCGGCCGCGGCGGCCTCAGTGAATGTCGGCTTGAGCAAGCTCGCGGATTACATGCAGTGGCTGCAAGAGCAGTCCGCGCTGAAAGATAGTGTGAATGGCTTCTCGCGCGAGCAGGCACTCCTGGCGCTCGGTGCCGCGCTTACCTTGAACGCCGCAGGCCCGCAATTCATATCGAAAATCGGTTCTGGCACTCTCACGATCGAGAATGTCTTCGACGCGATCCTCATGCAGTCGGCGCCCGGCGCGAACGCCTACGTGCGCAGCGGTACTGCCGGTGCCACGCTCACGCTCGCTCCGTCCGGCGCTTCGTTCGACTCCCCGCTGGCGATGGGTGCGCATGCCATCACTGGAGTAGCAGATCCCGGCGCGGCGCAAGATGCCGCGACTCGGAATTATGTCGATGGGATAGGAGGGCTCTCGACGTCATGCGGAAGCGTGGGATTGACCGGAAGCTATGCCGACATCACCAATCTGTCCGTGACCGCAACGTTCCGAGGCAGACCTGTGCTCATCATGCTGGTGCCTGACGGTAGCATTCCATCTAATGTATTCGCTCTCGCAGCGATGGCTGGCACTCTAGGAATAAATTTACAGTGCCTCAGGGACTCGACGACAATCGCAGAGGTCGTCGTGCTTGCGTCAGGCAATGTGATCTTGGCGCAGACAGGGTGCGGACTTCAGTGCATAGATGTTCCGGCCCCAGGTGCTCATACCTATAAGATCCAAGGCAAACTCAACAATGGTGATTCCGGCGGAATCGAAGGATACAAACTCTTCGTCAGGGAGCTGCTCTAAACGCGAAGTCCTCACGTTCTCCAGAGTTTGACGGCGCACACCAGTTCGATGGCACGGCAGATGGTCAGGATGATGGTCAACATAGCGGTCAGTTTCCGATGAGGGTGCCGAGCACGATCGGCAGGTCGTCAAAATCGCCGGTGGGAGCGTCGAGTCCGTATCCGTAGATTCGAGTGGTCGTGTCGATTTCGAGCTCGGTTTCGTTCTCGGCGTTCATGACCTGCTCTATTGCTTGAGCCGTGCCATGAAAATGCCCGCGCAAGCTACCGTGTTCTGGTGGCCTGCGCGGGTCATGTCGGACTTTGAGGTCGGCGTGGCTCACCCGATGATTTCGACCGCCAGACTCGCCCGCTCCACGGCCCTGATGGCGCGCTGCCACTTATCCTGCGCTCGGCTCAGGCGATGCGCCGCGTCGACGCTTTCGTATCTCTCGACAGCCGTTGCTCGGGCCTTTTCCATGTCGATCTTGGCGGCATCCGCCTTTCCGATTGCCCGTTCGAGTGTTGTCTTGGTCTTCATCGGGTCTCCTTCTCGATCGCGCGCTCAGCCCACAACTTTCCCGGCCGCGATCGTGGCTCTAACAAGAATCTTGAGGTCTTCCCGGCTGATGTTGCGGAACCCTTCTACCGTGCCGAGCACCGTGATCATGCTGTTGAGCTCGGCCCGAGTGATTGTCTCGCCTCGGGCGAGGCGGTCGATCGGTAGATTCTGGCCGGCCTGCGCTCTTGCCGCCAACTCCGTCCAAGTCGTGGCCTTCATTGTCGTTCTCCGGTGTTCTTGATGCGTTGACCCTAGCTATTGCTCACGGCATGCCATGGTTTTCCAATGGCTAAGCCCGCGTATTCATGTGCCTAAGCCAGGGTCAACGCTGACTTTCGGACCGCGTTGACCTACCCGTAGGACCAATCCCGAGCCTCGCGCCGCGACGCGATCGTTTTTTGTTCCGCCGCGTCGAGCGGTATCTCCAGCTTCCCCGCCTCCATGGTGTATCGCTGCGCCCTCGTCGCGGCCATCCTGGCTCCGGAATAGTCCGATCTGGCGAGCGCCAAGCTCGCGGCGAGCTGCTCGTCCTGCGCCATCTCAATGTAGGTGTCGTGGAGCATCTGCTCGATTTCGTTCATGATGTGGCCTCAGCGGTGACAAGCGACAGCGTAGATCGAGATGATCCATGCGAGTGCGAGATACAGCGCTCCCGGGATCTTCGACAAGATGCGATCGTCCAGTGCTTCCGTGAGTTTGCTCATCGTTTCCTCCGCACATAGTCAAGCCAATGACAGCCTACCACCACTCTCCTTGAGGCGCCCTCGCCGATTCGATGCGCCCCGTGCCAGCCGGGCTCAACCTGCACGGGCAGATCCTCGGAGCAATCTGGTAGCAAATCGCGCGCCACAATCTCCGAGGGGAGCAGCGGCAGAGGGAGCGTGCCCATCGCCCGCTGCCTTCGTCCCGCGATCACGGCCGCACCGCCGCGGCAAGCGACATCACGATGTCGAGCCGCCCGGACATCAGTAGGGCCTGCCGGACATCGGCGCTCGAGAGCAGCGAGGCGCAGAGATCGGCCAGTATCGTACGAGCTGCGCGCGACGCTCGGCGCTCGTAGGCCAGCCTTTTCTCGAGGATCGTCTCGCGATCCTGCGCTTCGGCCAGGGCCAGCTGGAGCGATTGTGTGCTGTCCTGTGCCTCGAGAAGCCCCATGGCTAGAGGGTTGCGTTCGAGTAGGGTCATCGGCTCGGGGATGCCTTCCTCGGCGTACATTTCGGCGACCTCGTCCAGGGTGAGCTCTTCGGCGAGTGTGAACGTGGGCATGGCGGGCTCCTTCGGGGTTACTTGCTTGCCTTCAGGATGGCCAGGGTGCGCGTACAGGCTGCGACGGACTTGCAGAGGTCGCCGCGGACGCCAGCGCGTACTTCGTCGTTCTGCCGGACAGTCTTGATGAAGTTCTTGTAGGTCGTCGGGGTCATTTTCGTTCTCCTTGAGCCTACCAGAGTGCTTGCGCCGTGCCATACTCGGGATAAGCTAAGCCCCTGGACTCTGGCCTCGCATGCCGGGTCGAAGACGATTTTCGGTCACAGTCGACCTACCCGCCCCGAATGGGCACTGGAGCACTACAATGCGCATGTTGATGGGGGCGGCGGTGGGACTCGTACTTTCGGTTGGACTGGCCGCGTGGGCGGGCGGCACCGATGCAGATGGACGTCAAGAGGTGAGTATTTTCGGACGCGGCAAGCCTCCGCTCGTGAACGACGCTGGCGAACTAAGCGTGACTGGCACGCTCACGGTGACGCCCCCGGCTGTACAGGCGGTCCAGGGGCTCGATGGGGGCTACCCCGTGGCGGTGACGGGTACCTTCACGGCCACCTTCCCCGACTCGATGGCGGTCGAGCAGAACGCTACCTCGACGCCATGGCTTGTCGATTTCGCCTCACACACGCAGTTCTCCGAGGGTGAGGTGGTTTGCGGCACCTCGACTGCGGCTGACATTCCAGCGCTTACAGGGCAGCGCGCCGCGCTTATCCAGAACCAAGGCGCCCAATACGTGCGCATCGGGTTGGCCCCGACAGCCTCCTTTGGCGCCCGGGTGGCTCCTGGGGCGAGCACCGGGTCCGAAGATTCGGCGCCATTGAAATGTATTTCCGAATCAGCGGTGGAATCGTCCACCGTGTATTACCGGCTCAGCCGGTAGGGAGTAAGCAATGCGAAAGCTGTGCGTGTTGTGCGTGCTGTTGCTTTCGGTTCCGGCGCTGGCCGGTACCTATGTGGACTCGCCGCCGGCGGTGACGCCGGTCGAAGGCGTGAGCGGTGGCGAGCCCGTTTCGGTCACCGGTAGCTTTTCCACCTCGGGCGACCAGACTGTTCTGCAGGGCGCCACCTCGACCCCGTGGGAAGTCGATGGCACTGTCGCCGTGAGCTCGGTAGGCGGTGACGTGACTGTTCTGCAAGGGAGCACGTCGACGCCGTGGGAAGTCGACGGTACCGTTGCCGTGAGCTCGGTCGGGGGAACCGTCACCGTGTCCGGTGCCGTTACCACGTCCGGCACTGCTACGGTGTCGGGTACAGTTGCGGCCACTCAGTCGGGCGCATGGGTGGTCGATGCTTCGGCGCAGACCTCGTTCGCTGAAGAGGCCACGTCTTGCGGCACGGGCGCGTCGGTTTCGATTCCCGCGACGCCGCTTAGCGGGCGGCGAAACATCCTCGTGCAGAACCAGGGTCCGGGTGCTATCCGCATCGGGCTAGCGCCCACGGCGAGCGTCGGCATCCAGCTCGCGTCTGGCGCGAGCATGAGCCTTGACGGTAGCGCCGCTCTGAAGTGCATCGCAGAGGCGGCCACGTCGACTGCCTTCAACATCGAGTCGAAGTAGGCACTCGGCGCGGGGGGCTCAAAACATCGGGCTCCACGCGCCCTCTTCTTGGCCCTGTTGCTCTCCGGCTGCGTTCACGCTGCCCCGTTCCGCCCCGTGGCTGGCGAGTCCGTCGCCACATTCAGGCTCGAGGGCGCGCCCATCCCGGATGCGGTGCTCGCCTGCGCCACCGGGGCCGCGCTCAAGGCCACCGAACAGGGTCACTGGGGTGCCGAGTACGCTGACTCGAAGCTGCGCGAGCTGAACGTCACGGTTCACGCAACGCCCACGTGGCGCGCCTACGGGGCCGAGGTGGCCGGGCTCGCGTGGCCCCCACACCAATCGATCGAGGTGGGCTCGGATCTGGCAGCCCTCGCGCATGAGATGGCCGAAACCGTTTTCTGGGAGTGGCCTGCGCGCCCCGCGGGTCTGCCGGATTTCCACTCTGTAGACTGGCCGGGGCTCGCTCGAGTACAATCGGCGGTGGATTCGTATGGGGCGATCCTCGCCGAATGCAAGAGGTGAAGCGACATGCCGCACGACATGATTTTGACAGAGCACGGGGCACGCCTCGCGGCCATCGAGCGAGTGCTCTCGGGCCTTCAGGTTTACTCAGCTAAAACCGATGCCAGATTCGACGATCTCGCCAAAACGATCGGGCGGCTCTCATGCTCACTCACGGACCAGGTTACGGCGCTCGGCGTCAAGGTCGATCATCTCTCCCAGCGGGTGGCCGAGATGGGGTATGGCCTTGATTCCGGGCTCACTCCTCGCGTCACATCGCTAGAGATCTTTCAGCGCGGCATCGAGCTCGCCAAGGCCGCGTCCAAGGCCCGAGCCAAGAAGATCCGAAAGGCGATTCTGGGCGCGGCCATTACCGCTGCCACGAGCGCGCTGGCCGGCATTGGCGCATGGGCCGCCGGCCTGATGAAAGGCTGGATGCGATGAGCGTACCTTCTCGAATCCTTCGATATGAGCGCGAGCTCAAATGCGCCGCCGAACTGTATGATCTGGACTGGATCGCGCTCGCTGCGATCATGGAGCGCGAGAGCGGGGGTGGCGAGATGCTCACTCCCCGCGGCCCATCTGGCACCGGCGACGGCGGGCACGGGCGCGGCCTGATGCAGATCGACGATCGATGGCACCCCCTCTTCATCGCATCGGGGCTGTGGCGGGCGCCAGAATTCAATGTCGTCTACGCGGCCCGTCTGCTCCGCGACAATCTGAAGGCACTGTCCGGAGACTATTCCGCTGCCGTCTCGGCCTACAATGCCGGGCTCGGTACGATTCGGCGAGTCATCGCTGAGCACGCTCAGCATGGCGGAAATCTGACTGAGCAGATGGACGCCGTGACCACCCGTCGCTATTGCTCGGGCGTCACAGCTATCATGATTCAATTCGCTGCATAAGGAGCACAGACAATGAGCATTCTCAGAACGGTTGGCGCCGCACTCTGGACCCGCGTCTTCGTGCATTACGAGAGCACCTTCGGCGGCCTCGCATTCGTCGCCGCGGACGTGATCTTTTCCACGCTCTCCGATGCCGCGCTTCCTTCTTGGGCGCACGTGGTGGTAGGCATCTGCGCGTCGCTCCTGGCGCTCGCCAAGGACAAGATCAATGTGCCTCCGCCGGCCGCGCTGCTGCTTGTCGCGACTGCGCTGGGGCTCTCCGGGTGCGCGCTCTTCAAGCCGATCCCCCCGCTCTCCGTGCTCGTGCCGGCTGAAGTATCGACGTGCGGACCGGGCGCCGTCGCGCTATTCGTCAGGATCTCCGACGCGGTGAAGAGCGAGAACTATATCGATCTCATTGACGCGCTCGCAGTCGATGCGCCGGCCGAGATCAAGTGCATCGTCGACGTGTACGTGGCTTCGCGGACCCCTGTGTCGACTCAATCGATCGCCAAGTCCAGCGCGCAAAACCAGGATGTCGAGTTGGCCCGCGCCATCGACTGGCGAGAACAGCATCCGTAGCCTGTCTGCGGTCCAAACATGAGGGCCCGGATCCACTCGGATCCGGGCCCTCTCGGCGCTACTCTGCACCGCCCATCTGGCTGGCGATGGCACACTACCCCATGAAGACCAACTTCAGGCGCAAGTCGTGACCATCGTCGGTCTCGCGGACCGAGATCGCCACGCCGGAATTAAGCCGGAAGAAAGTCCCGTCGATGCCGTGGCTGTATAGCGACCAGGAGAACAACACGTTACCGTTGCAGACTTCTCGCGACACCCTCACGCGCTCCTGGTACAACCTAGCGCAACCCTTGCTGTCGTTGTCGCTTTCGGATACGCCGGCGGCGAACGGGCCCTCTCCGCGAACTTCTGTGGTTCCGCATGCGAACGGGCGAGGGTAGCCGTTCCAACCGACCATGTGTCTGTCGCCGTCAGGCAGGAGGTCACCGAGTCCGATGCGGCTGAGCGCTTCTGAGAGGGTAATGATTTCGGGTTTTTGAGACATTGGCGTGGGCTCCGGTGTGCGTTGATGCGTTGACCCTAGCTATTGCTCACCGCGTGCCAAGCTTCAGAGCACGCTAAGCCAGCGGATTCACGCGCCGAAGACAAGGTCAACGCTGACTTTCGGACCGCGTTGACCTACCCACCCGCTATCATTGATCGTTGGGCCCCGTGGACGGGTTTCCGCAATCGCATTCGTTCAATCGGCGCAGGATTGCGGCATCATGACTCTGGCTGGTGTCGATGGCATTCAGAGCAGCGATGACCCTGGACCTAAATGCACCATCGTTGACCAGCCTGTCGACCACGAAAGAGATCTCCGCGCGATTCTCCGTCCCTGGCGCGATGACACGGGTCAACTCGAACTTCATCGCCTGTTCGAGTTTTTCGAATGTGCAGACATTTCCTGCATCGCGCACCATGTACTTCTTCACTGTCACGGTCTCGATCATGTTCCACCGCCCTTGCTGGCATCCTCTGCCGGGCCTCGCACCGTCCGCGTGAGCGTGATCTCTCGCGCCTTCCTTTTGGGGAGCTTGAGCGAGAACGTCACATTTCCGGCGATGTCTGGCGAGCCACGCACTCGAATCGCGTCGACCTGCTCCGCTCCGAAGCGGTCCGTCGTCGGGTAGATGGTCACTCGCTTGCCAATCCAATCCTTGATCGCCTTCCCGAACATCGCCTTCAGGCTTTCGCCGTTGGTCCGATTGAGGGCCAGTTGGCGCTCGGTCTCCTTGAAGGAAACGATCCCCCGGACCTTCGTGCCTCCGTCGTCGGTCGGCATGGCTTCGACGATCACGTCCGCGATCGTCAGCGTGCGATCCTTCCCTGCGAGGTCGCCGGCCTTCAGGAAACGTCCGGGGAACAGCTGGTCGTACAGCGTAGGCTTCGGTAGCGTTGATTCACTCATTCGTTTCTCCTGTTCCAAGATCGAGGCCCAGCGCCTCGATGTCATCGTCTGGGCCCCATGCCCACTTCGGCAGCTGCAAATCCATCGGTCCATCTGCGTAGCCGCGTCCAGTGGCCCGCGCGTCGGCCCGGTACTCCACGATCTTCGCCAGGCAGCGCCGGTACTCGTCGCGCCCGAGCTCGAGTGCCTCGTCGTGAACCCGGTACACCTGAGCCACGTACGGGGGCGTGGACTCAAGCGCCAGGATGAGGTAGGGCCTGGGAGCCAGACCAGTCGATCTCGCCAGACCATCGACGTAGAAAGCAGCTTGGGCGTGATACCCATACCGTAGCGCGCATCGCCCGAATGCGTCCGGGCTCGCATCACGGCACGTCTTCAGGTCGACGGCAGCCCCAGCCGGATCGTCTGGTACGAAATCGAGTCTCCCCTTGCAGTCGAGCCCGGTCTCGCCATCGCGCCACAAAACCGTCACTTCGGCCCGGCCGCGCTCGATGAGTGATAGCATCGATGGATCTGAGCGCACGCGATGACAGATCGTGGCGATGCGGACATCCTGGGCGCGAGTGATCATGTCCTGGCCGGCACTCAACGCCGCTGGTTCGAATGCGTCCCACTTCTTTCCGCGGCGGACTCCCTCGCCCCATACCGCTACCCCGGAGGCGTACAGATCGGGCTCCAGAATCGCGATGTGCAGCGCTCGCCCGAACGCCATGGCGTCGGTGTCCTCGGCTGCGGTACGAGCCAGTGCGTGCGCGTAGTGCGAATTGCTGCGCGCTATCTGCTTCGCGGTGCTCCAATTCACTGCATCAATCTCGTCGTATTCTTCTCGTGTCATGCTCGCCTTGTATCATGTCGCCTGAACGGTGTCAAATCGAGACCCGGTTGACTCGGACATTGGGCTCATGCTAGGGTCCGTCGCACAGGAAAGGAAGGTAAATGTGAGCACACAGAATCCAGTACAGAAGGTGTCACGAGCACGCTTTCTCGACGAGAAGATTGCCGCGAGCGAGGCGATGGCCAGAGGGACCTTCGAGGTCTGGCTCATACACCATGATGCCGAGCGCCGCGTACCATCCGACGAGCGCATCGCCGACTTCTTGCTCGAGATGCTCGCGGACGCGGATACGGTCGAGGGCTTCTCGCAGACCGATCTGGCGCTCGTGCTCGGCATCTCTAGGCCGGTCGTGAGCGCCACGCTCAATGCGTGGGCGCGGCGCGGATGGATCTCCAAGATCGGTCGAACGCTCACGCTGACCAACCGGAGCGCGGTCGAAAAGGTGGCCCCGTAAATGTCCTACATCGACTTCGTGGAGCAACTCATGTCCGATGGCGCCACTCGCGAGGCGGCCGAAGCGCGAGCTGGCGCGGCGTACGGGCAACGAAGAGTCAGCGCTATTCCAGCGCCACTGCGCGCTCGCGCTCGCGCATCGCGCGGGACCTACAAAACGGCGGTTCCGCCAGACCCTGGCGCCGAGAACCCCTACCCCGGAGTCGGCTGGCACAGGCGCGATTGCCGATGGCGAGCGCAAATCAATGCCCATGGCAAATACATCTATCTCGGCTACCATGACACCGCCGAGCTGGCTCGCGATGCGGTTGAGGTCGCGCGCCGAAAGAGGGCCGCGCGATGATGCTCGGAAGCAGGTTATGACCATGGACGCGAAAACAGAAGCACGTTTCTGGGCGAAGGTGCGTCTCGGCTCACCCGGGGAATGCTGGGAGTGGACCGCGAGTCGAAATGCGACCGGATATGGTCAATTCTGCTTCGGTGGAACTAAGCGTCGCGCACACCGAGTAGCATACGCGCTTACTCATGGGGAGATTCCAGCTGGGATGTGCGCGCTCCATCGGTGCGACAATCCTCCATGCGTGAACCCCGCACATCTCTTCCTCGGAACGCAGGAAGATAACAACGCGGACCGAGACGAGAAGGGTAGGCAGCGCTCGCCTTGCGGAGATCGGCACTGGACCAGGACGCACCCGGAACTCATGAATCCTGCCATCGGGGACCGGAATGGATCTCGGACGCATCCGGAACTAGTACCTCGCGGCTCGCATCATTGGACCCGGATGCACCCGGAACGAGTGGCCCGAGGCGAGCATGTCGCCAGCGCGAAGCTTATCGAGCGCGTGGTTCTCGAGATCCTAGCGCTCAAAGGCACCGGAATCTTTCAGCGAGTGGTCGCTGAGCGATTCGGGATCAGCCAGATGTTGGTCAGCTTGATTTGGCGCGGTAAGCGTTGGGCGCACATTACCGAGTCTGGAGATACGAAATGAGATATCAGGACTTCGTCTCACGCAAGCTCACGCGAGCCGCTCCAACCGGGCTGCCGGCGGTGCCGGATCTTCATCCCTCGCTCTTCCCCTTCCAGCGAGACCTCGTAGGCTGGGCACTGAAACGCGGACGGTGCGCAATCTTCGCGGCGACGGGGCTCGGAAAGACGCGAATGCAAATAGAATGGGCTCGCCACGTCCACGCGCACACTGGCAATCCTGTGCTCATTCTGGCCCCTCTGGCGGTCGCGGCTCAGACCGCGGCCGAGGGGGCCAAGATGGACGTGCCCATCTCCGTCTGCCGCGACGCCAAGGACGTGACCCCGGGACTCGACATCGCCAACTACGAGTGCCTCCACCGCCTCGACCCGACCATCTTCGGCGGCATTGTGCTCGACGAATCGAGCATCATCAAGCACCATGACGCCGCGACGCTCGGGCAGCTCATGGCGGCATTCAGCCAAACGCCATTCAAGCTCTGCGCGACCGCTACCCCGGCGCCGAACGATTTCACCGAGCTCGGCACGCACGCGGAGTTCCTCGGTATCTGCCGGCGAACGGAGATGCTCAGTGAACACTTCTGTCATGACGGTGGCGAGACCGCGACATGGCGGCTGAAGGGTCACGCGCGTGAGGCCTTCTGGCGCTTCGTCGCGTCGTGGGGCGCGCTGCTTCGAGCTCCCAGCGACCTCGGGTATCCCGATGAAGGCTTCGCGCTGCCGCCGCTCAATACCCATCAGCACATCATCGCAGCCGACAAGGCATCGACTCGAAAGGCCGGGCTGCTGTTTGCGACCGAGGCTCAGACGCTATCCGAGCGCCGCAATGCCAGACGGGCCAGCATCGACGCTCGAGTGCAGCGGTGCGCCGACCTGGTCAACGGCGACGCCGAACCTTGGATCGTCTGGTGCGACCTGAACGCCGAGTCCGACGCGCTCAAGTCAACCATACGTGGTGCAATAGAGGTCCGTGGATCGGACGACCTCGACGTCAAAGAGCAACGCCTCCGCGACTTCGCAGAGGGCCGGGCTCGCGTTTTGGTCACTAAACCAAGCATCGCGGGATTCGGATTGAACTGGCAGCACTGCGCCCGGGTCGCCTTTGTTGGTATCACAGACAGCTTCGAGGCCTACTTCCAAGCCGTGCGGAGATGCTGGCGCTTCGGACAGAAGCGGCCGGTCGAGGTCCATATTTTCGCTAGCGAGCTTGAGGGATCCGTAGTAAAGAATCTTGCGCGCAAAGAGGCGGACTCTGCTATGATGGCGGACGAGCTGAGCGCTGAGACAAGGGGCGCGCTGCAGTCCGAGGTGTTCGGGCAGGTTCGACAGACTCGGGCGTATGCGCCCGAGCTGGGCATGGAGATTCCCACGTGGCTGAGGTCAGAATGAAACAGACGATTGATGTGCTTGACTTGGAGGGTAGGCCCATTGGGATCCTGGCTAAGAATGCCATCCGGGAGACTGAGCCTGGTGTGTTCTCGGTCACGCTGACGCAGGGGAAGGTGGCTTTGGTCGATCGCGCGGATTTGGAGGTGGTCGCGGAGCACCGGTGGTGCGCGAACCGAGTATCGAACGTGTGGTATGCGATAAGCAACCTATACACCCATGGAAGACATTCCATGCTTCGGATGCATCGGGCACTGAAGCCTATGTGCGAATTGGTAGACCACATCAATGGGGACGGGTTGGACTGCAGAAACGTCAACATCAGAATCGCGACCAAGACAGACAATGGGCGCAATTCTTCAAAGCGCAGAGACTGCAGCTCCGGCTTCAAGGGAGTGGGTTGGAATAAAGAATGCAAACGTTGGCAGGTCAGGATCGTGGTTGCAGGCCATGGCAGGTACATGGGGCTCTACGATGCCCGCGATGAAGCTGCCCGCGCGTACGACGCCGCTGCCCGAGCCAGCTTCGGCGCCTTCGCAGCGCTTAACTTCCCGGAGCCAGGAGAAAGGTCAGCACGATGACAACGCAGGTACTCAACCAGTGCATCACCGAACGCTTTGCCGCCTACCAAGGCGACTCGGCCGAAGTCATCAGGGGCATCCCTGACAACTCTATCGGGTACTCCATTTTCTCACCCCCCTTCGCATCGCTCTATACGTATAGCAATAGCGCCCGCGACATGGGCAACGTGCGAAACCATTCCGAGTTTTTCGAGCACCTGGGATGGCTCACCGGAGAGCTCCTGCGCGTGACCAAGCCGGGTCGACTCCTGTCGTTCCATTGCATGCTCCTACCCACGTCGAAGGAGCGCGATGGCGTCATCGGACTGACCGACTTTCGCGGCGACCTCATTCGCGCCTTCGCTCCCCCCGGATGGATCCATCACAGCGAGGTGGTGATTTGGAAGGACCCCGTTACGGCGATGCAACGCACTAAAGCTCTCGGATTGCTCCACCGAACCATTCGCAAGGACTCGTCGATGTCGCGCCAGGGCATCCCGGATTACCTGGTGACGATGCGCAAGCCAGGGGTCAACGCGGAGGAGGACCGCATCTCTCACGCAGACGACCTGCCCGTGAGCGAGTGGCAACGTCTGGCGAGCCCGGTATGGATGGACGTCAACCCGAGCGACACGCTTCAGAAGAAGAGCGCACGCGAGGACAAGGATGAGCGGCATATTTGCCCGCTGCAGCTCGAGGTCATCCGACGCGGTCTCAAGCTCTGGTCGAAGCGAGGCGACACGGTGCTGAGCCCCTTCATGGGCATCGGCAGCGAGGGAGTGGTCAGCGTGGAGATGGGCCGGCGCTTTGTCGGAATCGAGCTCAAGGAGAGCTACTACAAGCAGGCGGTCGCGAACCTGAAGTCGGCGCACGAGGGTGGAGCGCAGCGTGGCCTGTTCGATGCCAAACCCGAAGTGGCGGTCGAGGAGACGGAATGATGGAGCGATGCAGCAACGCGAAGCGCTACGGTGCGGCCCAGCCCCCGAGATGCAATGGCGGACACGGCTGCAAGGCGTGATGGGCCAGATGGCCCTAAGCGCGCCTATCTGGTTGGACTAACGAAGGAGAGGATGAATACAATGTCATACATAGAAAACCCCAAGACGAAGGATTCGGGAGTGCTGTGCGCAATACCACAAACCGGCACGTGTCCGGTGGGATGCGCTGATTGCTTCTTTCAGGGTGGGAGAAGCTACCTCGAGCCACTAAATGAGCATTTGCCAAACATGCCAACCCCGGACATGGCCAAGGGCATGGTAGTCAGATGCAATGACGGAAACGACAGCAACGTGAATAGGGACCTGGTCATTGCATCCATGGCGCAGTATGATGATGTATTCTTCAACACCTCTATTCCCACAGATCTTGAGGGATTTCCTGGGCCTGTCGTGCTGACCTTGAACCCGGCCGGGCGCACAGATACTCACATCTGGGATCTGGCGTCGCTTCGAAACATCATGGCCTTGAGGCTGCGAGTGAATCCATGGAATCGGCATCTGGCGGAAGAGGCCTGTGCGCGATATGCTTCCAGGGGCATTCCGGTCATCATGACCTTCCTGGCGTATTATTCCGATGGCATACGACCCGGATATGAGCGATATTTCACCTATCGCAAGCGTACAATGAATTCCTACCATGTCATCACTCGAGAGGGATGGGAAGAGATCGTCAGACCATTCATAGGTAATCCCTGCATGTGGACCTGCGGAAGGGATGCCGACAGTTTCGCATGTAAGCATTGTGGTAATTGTCTGAAGGCGTATCGCATGGCCAAGTCCAAAGTGGAGACGCCATGAGCGATAGACCTAAGTGCAAGCGATGCGGAGCCGAGCACGAATCGATTCGGGGGTGCAAGATGGTCGAGGTCAGGGATCGCCTCACGTGGGCCGGACCGAGACTCATCTGCCGCCGGTGCGAGCTCGAGCTGATTGGAAAGGCAGATGAGGCATGCCCTCTTTGCGAAGGGAAAACGAAATGATGCCAAGCTGTATCGCGTTCATCGACCTCGAGACCACGGGACTTGACCCTGTCAAGCACGAGATTCTACAGATCGGAATCGTCCGGGTCGACGCCAGGACCTTGACGATCCATTCGCAAATCGAGCTCAAGGTGATTCCCGTACGCATCATCGACGCGGAGGCGAAGGCCCTGGAAGTGAATGGATATCGCGAGGAGCTATGGATCGATGCGGTACCGCTCCGTGACGCCCTCATGACGATCCGGCCGTGGCTCAAGGGCGCGGTACTGGCGGGGCACAACCCGAGCTTCGATGCATCCTTTTTGGCCGAGGGGTACCGCTCCGAAGGCGTATCGGCGCCAGGGATGGATTATCACAAGCTAGATACAGCTTCGCTCGCGTGGCCGCTGTGGCGCACCGGTGCCATCGGGGCGCTCTCATTGGGCCCAGTGTGCAAGCACCTGGGCATTGATCGGCCGACGCCCCACGGAGCGCTCGCGGACGCCAGGGCGTCGCTCGAAGTGGCTCGCCAACTGATGATTCCTGAAACGGCGCTCGAGACTAGAGTTGATGAGGTGATTTTCGCCTGGAGAAAGTTCGGATTGACGCCTATACTTGGCGCCTCATTGGCTGACCTGGACAAGGCCAGGAGGGGATCTTGAGCGAGGTATCGTGCGTCACGTGTGTCCACGATGCCCGATGCCGAGAGTCGGGCGGGTCAAATGCGTGCTGCTACCGATGGAACTCGACGGGGATCGACATGACCAGAGATGAAGAGGCGATGGGATACGTGGAGCGTACTTTCTGCGCGGCAGACGGTCGGCATGCGGAGCCCACTCGAGAGCAGCAACTCGAGGACGAATGCAAGAGGCTGCGGATCGAGATCCGCGAATGTTACGAAAGGGCCGAGGAGCTCTCGGAAATAGCGCTGGATCTTCAAGACGAGAACCAGCAGTTACGGCGCGCACTGAAGGTGAAGCCATGATCGCGGTGTACATCGCAGGGCCCCTGACTACCGGGGACATGATGGCGAACATCCGCCTCGCCGTCCGCGAGGCGGCCAGGGTGCAGGCCGCCGGGATGGCACCGTACGTGCCCCATCTGTCGGCCTTCACTGATATGATCGCGCTTGAGTCCACTGGCTACGAGGAGTGGATGGCGCTCGATTTCGAGATGCTCTCAAGGTGCGACTGCCTCCTGCGCATCGGACTCGAGAGCCCGGGGGCGGCGCGCGAGGTCATGTTTGCCATCGAGCATGGTATTCCGGTGTTCTACGGCGTTGACTGGATGCTTGCTGCCGCCGCCGATGGACGCATCAAGGAAAGGAAGCCACAATGAGCTACAAGAAAATCGGCGAGGAGATCGGGGCATTGGTGGAGACCAAGCAGGCTTCCTACGGCGATTCGTTTGGCAAGAGCGGAGCCGTCATGCGCATCTTGTACCCGGAGGGCATCCCCCTCGAAAAGATGGACGATGCGCTCACGGTCGTGCGAGTGCTCGACAAGCTGTTCCGCATCGCCACCGCTCGCGACGCGCTCGGTGAGAGCCCCTGGCGCGATGTGGCCGGGTACGCACTGCTATCTGTGGCGAGAGTCGAAACTGTCAAGGGTGACGACTCAGCACGAGGAGCCACAGATCTCAAAGAATCCACGTGGACCGTATCGCATTGCAGCGACTGCGCTGGCGCGGAGTTCTGCCGCGAGATAAGATGCAAATGAGGATCGAAGGGGAGATGCAAGGTGGAGCCGAATGGGGCCCGCCTGGTGACGCGACCAGCGAGTGGCGCTTCCGACTTTGGCGGTCATGGGGAGTCGGGCCGCGCGTGGCATTCATCGGGCTCAACCCGAGCACGGCGACCGAGACCGTGGACGATCCGACGATTCGACGCTGCATCGGATTCGCTATGGCATGGGGTTTCTCCGGACTCGAGATGCTCAACGTCTTCGGGATGCGATCGACAGATCCTGGTGTCCTGTATCGGCATCATAAGCCTGTCGGGGTTGGCAATCTCGATGCCATCGTGGCCGTGACGGAAGGTTGTCAGTTCACGGTGTGCGCGTGGGGCCTACATGGTGAACTGCTATGTCAGGGCGACCTAGTGCACGGATCGCTGTCGAGACTTGGCCGCGATCTGCGAGCGCTGAGGATCAATCGCGATGGCAGTCCCGGCCATCCGCTCTACTTGCGAGCCGACTCAGTGCCGATGCCGTATCTACGAAACGATCGCTGACTACCGTCGAGCGAAGCAGAAGGGCCCGGATCCGAGAGGATCCGGGCCCTTCTGCTTCAGGGTGCGCGCTGCAACGTGCTACGGGGAAGTCACGGGCTTGTCATCGGCTTCGAGGGCCTCTGGATTGAGGGGCGCGAAGGCCAACTCGAGCTCGTCCGCATCCCACGAACCGGTGAGCACCCATTCCAGCGCTGCTCGTGCCGCCGGTGGAAGCGTACGGAGCTTGAGCGCTTCCTTGATCTCCTTCTTTCCCGGCGCGCTTGGTCCGGCGGGCTTGGCGCGCCTGGAGACCTCGGCGACGGTGACTCGCCCCGGATCCTTTTTGCCGCCGACGACCGGCTCGGATGCCTTCGCGGCGAGCACGCACTCGAGCTCATCGGCCGGCAGATGGGCAGCCTTGGGCGCCGCCGACATGCTGAGCCGACCGGCGGACACGGCGGACTTGACCTCCGGGGAGAGATCGAGCAGCTTCAGATGGGCCTTGACCGAGCTGGCAGCGCACGCGAAGGTGATGGCCGTCTGCTCTTCGCTGTGCCCGATCGCGATGTACCTGGCCATCTTTCCGGCGCGAGTCATAGCATCGTCTTCGATGCGCGCCTCATTGAGCGCGTACATGAGCGCCACGGGATCGGCGGCCTCGGCCTTCTTGACGAGCACGGGAACGAGCCTGGGCTCTCCACCGGATGCGATGAGGCGCCGATTGACTTCGCGGGCGGCCAGGGTGCGCTTGCGCCCGTCGATCACCTCGGCCTTGCCATCGGCGCGCTTGCGCACGCTGATGGTCTCCTGGACCCCGAGCGCGAGGACGTTCAAGATGAATGGCTCAGGCGGCGCGACCTTGACTCGCGGATCCCATAGGTCCGACTGCTGGTCCTCGACCAGGACGAGGTCCTCCGGCGCCATCATGAACCCGGTCAATCTCGGTGCGTCGAATGCGGTCTTGCTCATGTTAGTATACCTCCGACCGGCGAAATCCGAGATCGTCCAGGCACCGAAGTATCTGCTCCGGAGTCTCTACGACCACAGATATCGATGCGTCGCTGGTGTCATCAACGATCGTGGTGCAATCCGCGCCATCGAGTCGCAAAAAAGGTCACGATGTGTGCGACATTGAAATACACCGATTCCCCCCGCTTGGCAGTCAATTTGATAAACATGCTACACTTCCTTTCCGGAGATGATTGGCATCGCCTCCATGGCTTCGGTCAATTCGGCCTCGAGCGAGCCAAGCTCCAGCGTCAGGTCGAGCCTGGCGCGGAGCTGTTCGTTCTCGATCCAAAGTCGTTCATTGGCCTCCCGTAGCTCTATCACCTCATCCGACGGGCTGGGATCGAATGCCCCCGGATCCCTCAAGATGTCGCACAAGTTCCGCATCACTCCTCCAAGGGTCCGGCACACTCCTCCTCGTCCGGCAACATCAGGTCATGGCACTCGCTGCAAAATCCACGCACGTCCGTGAGCGGCTCGAAGCTCTGGCACCACGCGCAGAGCTGGCGTACTTCTCCGCACGTCGAGCACGTGTCGGCTACGAGCTCGGTCGGCTTGCCGCAGCCATCGCAGCGCGGCGGACGGATATCGCTAGGCAAATCCAATCGGGCACCGGATCCTGGCGAGGGCCTGTTTTTGTGCGCGCCACGCGAGACGACGCGCTCGACTGCTCTTCGGATTCGCGCGCTGACGGCCGCTCTTGACTGCCTTCGTGTTCGCATCATTGGCCCTCGACGTGCGCTTCCGGGCCTGCCGTGCCGACTTCGAGTTTGATTTCATGTTGCCTCCTTGCTTGTCGTCAATGCATGTGATATGCCGATAGCAAATTCGGTCGGTTACCGCTGCCGACCACGCCGCCATCGTCAAGAATGACACCGCAAATCGCTCAAGTTGGCGTATTTATTCAGTGTCGAGATTGACCTCAAAATCCGAGATGACCCGCTTCCGTTCCAGTGAATACGCCCACTTGCACAGTGGCCCGGAGAGTGCATGTATGCCGGACAATACAACAAGGAGAACGCAAGATGACTGACGCCGAATTGAAGACCATCATCGCATCGCACGCGCTGTGGCTGGCGGGCGACCCCGCCGGTAAACGCGC